CAAAACATTTAAGTAAAAACAATAAAAATTTAATTTAATGGAATTTAATAATCCTAGTGAGATTGTTAAAAATTTATCTTTTGCTAAAAAAGCTCAAGATAAAATATTAACAGGTATCTCAAAACTAACAAACGCAGTGAAATCAACTTTAGGAGCATCAGGAAAATGCGTAATATATGAAGATGCTTTAGGAAAACCTATAGTTACAAAAGATGGAGTTACTGTCGCAAATAGTGTCGTACTTATGGATCCAGTAGAAAACATAGGTGCAACCCTCATTAAAGAGGCAGCTCAAAAGACAGTTAAAGAAGCAGGTGATGGTACTACAACTAGTACTGTCCTTGCTCACTCTATATTAGAAAATTATTATAAAAAATTATCTAAAGATAAATTTGATCATAATTTAAGAAATATTAAACAAGGTATTTTATCTGCAACTAAAAAAGTTGAAAAATATTTAGATAAAATATCTATACCAGTTGAAGGTGAAATGCTTGATCATGTAGCAAGTATTTCTACTAATAATGATAATGAATTAGGTAAACTAATTTCTAATGCTTATAAAAAAGTAGGAGAAAACGGTGTTGTGTTAATGGAAGAGTCTGAGACTGAAGAAACGTACGTTGAAATCGTAGATGGAGTACAATTTGACTCAGGTCTGAAATCGCAACACTTTATTACAGATAAAGAAAAGCATAAAGCTATATTAGACAGTCCTTTAGTTTTATTAGTTGATTCTCAAATAGAAACAATAAGAAAAATTCAATCGGTATTAGAATATGCTATAAAAAATAAAAAATCTATTCTTATAGTTGGTAATGTAGAACCTCAACCATTATCAGCACTTATAATGAATAAAGTTAAAGGTAATATAAAAGTAAATATTATCGATCCTCCAGGATATAATATAAATTTAAGAGGAGACATGCTTCAAGATTTAGCTATATTAACTGGCGCAAAAGTTATAAATGAAGAACTGGGCGATGATTTAGATTTAATAGATCCATCGTGTTTAGGACAAGCTGATAAAGTTGTAACAGATGAAAACAATACAATTATAACAGTTGATAAACCTACTGAAGAAATTCAAAAAAGGATAAAAGAAATTAGTAACCAAATTAAAGAAGAAAAAAATCCTTTTCATAAAATAAAACTTCAAGAAAGAGCAGCCATGCTATCAGGTTCTGTTGGTATTATAAATGTAGGTGCTAATTCAAAAGTAGAATTAAAAGAAAAAAAAGATAGAGTAGAAGATGCTATTTATGCTGTAAAAGCAGCTTTAAAAGAAGGTATAGTACCAGGTGGTGGTATTGCTCTTCACAACGCATCTGATAAAATAGAATTAAAAGGTTATGGAGAACTTATACTTCATGATTCATTAAGAGAACCTTATAAAATTATATTAGAAAATGCTGGATTAGAATATAAAGATAAAGAAAAAGAAGGTTGGGGTAAAAATGTAATTACTGGAAATTCTTGTAATCTTATAAAAGAAGGTATTATAGATCCAGTACTTGTTACTAAAACTGCTTTAAAAAATGCTGTCAGTGTAGCAACTACGATAATTTCTGCTGATTGTGTCATAGCAAATATAAGAGAACAATGAAAGCAGTAAATAAATTTATATTAATTAAATCAATAAAAGAAGAACCTGTTAAAACAAATGGGCTTATTCTTACAGAAAAACATCAAAATGAAATACGTTATAAAAAAGCTGAAATTAGGTCTGTTGGTAATTATGTTGAAGGAATTAAACAAGGCGATATTATATACTATGATAAACACGCAGGTTACGGTGTAGATTTTGATGGAGAGTTGTTACTTGTAATAAAAGAGCAAGATGTTGTTGTTATATTATGAAAATAGAAGTAACAGATTTAAGAGAAATTCAACTTCTAAAATACTATAGATTAGTAAGAAAATGGGCATGTAAAACTAATGATTTAAAAGATGCTGATTTAGAATTACTTATACATTTTGATTGCATGAATACTTTTACAAGAGATGATTATATAAAAGGAACTTATATATATTCTTGGGATAAAGCTAGATGGGAAAGATTAAGAAAACAAGGTTGGATTGATGTTTATGTTTACAGAAACAGAACAACTATAAAGTATACAATATATAAGGTTTCAACAAAATGTAAATACTTAATAAGTAGAATTTACAGAATATTACTAGGTAAAGAAGATATACCAATGTCTTCAAGAAGTGTTTATTCTAAAAGATCAACTTATTCAGATAAAGTCTTTGGCAAAGCAGCTAAAGATATGTATAACGATAAAAATAGATAAAAATGGCAGATTTACCAATTACTCAAAAAAATCATTCAGGTTTAAAAAAACCAGTTTACCATAAATCAACACAAGTACCTATAGCTATAAATAAAGCTAAAAGAGGTGGTGGTAATAATATAAAAAGATCTAATATTAAGAAATATTAAAAAATGCCTGTTACAAAGCGCAAATCTAAGAAAAAGGTGACTAAAAAAACTATGAAATGTAATAGTCCTAAAAGAACACCTAATCATAAAACAAAATCACATATTGTTAAAGCTTGCGCTAACGGTAAAGAAAAAATAATTAGATTTGGACAGCAAGGCGTGAGTACTGCTGGAAAAAAAACAGATGCTAAATCAAAAGCAAGAAGAAAAAGTTTTAAAGCTAGACACGCTAAAAATATAAAAAAAGGTAAGATGTCTGCTGCTTATTGGGCAAATAAAGTTAAATGGTAAAATTATGGCTAGAAAAAAAATGGCAAGAAATTGCTGGAAAGGATGGTATGCTAAAGGTAAAAAGAAATCACCTAGCGGTAAAAAGACTAAGGGCGGTAGAATCAAGATGGTTAATAACTGCGTAAAAAGAAAATAGTTATACAAAAAAAAGTAAAAGATAATACTTTAAAGTAACAGTAAAATTAAATTCAATGAATAATTTAAGCGAACACGTTTCTTATAAAGAAGCAACAAAATCAGTAACAGCTAACAGATTAGGTATAGAAAATACACCAGATGAAGATATAATAGCAACAATGAAAGTAACATGTAAGTGTGTATTCGAACCCATAAGAGAACATTTCAATCAACCTATTTATATATCATCATTTTATCGTTCACCTGAACTTAATACAGCAATCGGCGGAAGTAAAAAGTCGCAACATTGTAAAGGAGAAGCTATCGATATAGATGATGTTTACGGTGATACTAAAAATTCACAAATTTTTGAATATATAAAAGATAGATTAGATTTTGATCAACTTATATGGGAGTTCGGTGACGATCAGAACCCCTCCTGGGTTCATGTTAGCTACCGTTTGGGAAATAATAGAAGAAGAGTGTTAAAAGCATACAAGTCCCAGGGAAGAACAAGATATATAGATATAACAAATAATTAATTAAAATGAAATTAATAATCATAATAATAATTTTAACTATAATATTATTAATACCTTATGTATTAATGAAATTAGGTAAGTTAGAAGATAAAGATAAAGATAATATTCCTGATGCTGTAGAAAACACAGGAAAGAAAGTAAAAAATATTGCCAGTAGAGTTATTGAAGAATTATCAGATGTTGGTAAAGCTTTAAAAGAGGTTTTTAATCAGTTAGGTGATATACCTAGTGCTTTTACAGGTAAAAAAAGATCAGGTAGAAAAAATAAATAAGTTATGCCTGAAAAAAAGAAATTTAAAGACACTGGCGTTGGAAAATTTTTATTAGAAAAAATTCCAAGCGTCGTTGGGGCAATAGCAGGTGATACACCTGTAGGTTCAGTAATACAAGCTATAATCGGTGGATCTGATATGAGTGAAACTGATAAAGAAATTGCTTTAGAAAAATTAAAAATAGAACGTGCTGAAATCGATGGAACAACAAGGCGTTGGGTTGCGGATGCTCGAAGCGGAAACTGGCTTGCGGCTAATGTACGCCCAATTGTTTTAATATTTTTAGTTGTTAGTTACATAATTGGTTGGTATATGGGTTATTCACTTGACCAAATTACTGGACTTTTGACTATCGTAATTGGAGGCTATTTCGGTTCTCGTGGTGCAGAGAAAATATTTGGAGACAAAATGCACAAATAATGTTTAATTAAATCAAAATAAAATGGCAAATAATAAAATAAAAAAAGAAGAATTAAATCAATTAAAAGAATACAATACTGAAATATCAAAATTAAGCAACAATATAGGACTTTTAGAATATCAAAAAAATGTTGTTGTAAATGAATTAAATAAATCTTACAATAATTTAGATGCTTTAAAAAATAAATTAAGAGAAGATTATGGAGATATAACTATTCAAATGAAAGATGGTTCTTTTAAAATTAGTGAGGATAAAGAGCAAAAAAAGAACTAAAATGAACTTAATAAGAAAAATAAGTATCGGAAGAGACTATAAAAATGATGCAATGCATTATGCTGTAGGTCAAGAGGTATTTGGAGGACATACTATATTTGAAATAATAGAAGAAAAAACAGAATTTAAAATTTTTATTAAAAAGAAAGATGAGGTTTTACCTTGGAAAAGTTTTAATAAGAATATGGCTGTTGCTGTTGAATACAATCTAGAGCATAAATGAGACATCTACATTGCTACATCATAAAACCTTATGGTAAAAGATATAGTAATAAAAAGTATATAGATGATAAAGAACTTATATTAAATACATCTATAGAAAATCATAGATTTGTTAACAGAGAAGGTATTGTTATAGAAACACCTATAATAGGTGAAAAATATCTAGAAAAAGGAGACAAAGTTATTGTACATCATAATGTTTTTAGAAGATTTTATGATATAAAAGGTAAAGAAAAAAACAGTACCAGTTTCTTTAAAGAAGATTTATATTTTTGTTACTACGATCAAATATTTTTATATAATAGAAATAATAAATGGGATGCACCACAGGGTTATTGTTTTGTAAATCCTATAAAAAATAAAGATAAATATAATATTGATAAAGAAAAACCTTTATCAGGTGTTTTAAAATATTTATCACCAGAAGTCAGAGACTTCGGTTTAAAAGAAAACGATATAATAGGATTTACTCCAAATAGTGAGTATGAGTTTATAATAGACAATAAAAGATTATATCGAGTTCCTACAAATTCAATTTCAATTAAATATGGACATAAAAAAGATGAAACAGAATATAATCCAGAGTGGTTATAAAGCTGTTAAAGAACTAATAAAAGTAGCTGAAGAAGAAATAATTGTTGAAGATAGTGATGATGAACTTGCAGCTGATAGATTAAAAAATGCTGCTGCTACAAAAAAATTAGCTATATTTGATGCGTTTGAAATATTAACGCGTATTGAAAATGAAAAAAGAATAATGGACGATAAACCAATAAATGATAAAAAAACTTCATTTAGTGGTTTCGCAGAGAAAAGATCTAAGTAATGTATGAACAATATCTAGTTAAATCTATAAAACCTGTAAAACAAAAGGAAATTAATCGTAATAATCGATATAATAAATGGGTGTATGGGTATAATAAAGAACATGATATTATTGTTATTAGTCAGACTGGTAAAATTGGCGAAATTATTGAAATTCAAAATTTACGAATTGCTTTACCTAAAAAACCAGATAAAATAGATAATACTAATAATAAATGGGAGGTACATAATTATCCTAAAGAATTAAAAAATATAAAAACTATATTTGATTGGGAAAATTATCCTGAAGGATTTAAAAAGAAATGGTATAATTACATTAATAATGAATTTACGAAAAGAGAACAAGGTTATTGGTTTTATAACAACGATGTTGCCACTTATATTACTGGTACTCATTATATGTACTTGCAGTGGGCCAAAATTGATGTTGGGAAGCCAGATTATAGAGAAGCAAACAGATTATTCTACATATTCTGGGAGGCTTGCAAAGCGGATACTAGATGCTATGGAATTTGCTACCTTAAGAATAGGCGCTCCGGATTTTCGTTCATGTCATCGTCTGAATTGGTTAACTTGGCCACAATCACATCTGATTCTCGATACGGAATCTTATCTAAGACTGGAGCCGATGCTAAAAAGATGTTTACAGATAAGGTGGTACCAATATCGATCAACTACCCATTCTTTTTCAAACCAATACAAGATGGAA